TAGTACCACCTGTTACATCTGCTCCGTGTTCACGACCTACCAAGTAAGCGTTGCCGTTGTAGTCCTCTACAATGATGTGAGGTCTGCCGTAAGCCAATAACTTGATTTCGTTGTTATCCTCCTTGCTTAATTGAGGCAAAGTAAGGCTAACCGCTTGGTCAAAGAATACTGTTCCGTTCTCACGAGAAGCGTTAATAGTTTGCTCTACACTTGATGTGCCTTTCAGCTCATACTTGTAGGCATCAAATGTTCCTGTCATATCAGTAACCTCATCGGATGTAACAGAGATAGTTCCTAAATCACCGAAGTCTACAAAGTAAACTGCTTTAAGACCACCTACTGATTCACGACAAGGTAACGCACGACCTTTTGTTAAATCACAAGCCATAATTTCTTTTATTTTTTTTATAAAAAAGGGCAGACAAGCATATGCCTACCTGCCCCTTTAATTATTAACTAAACTACTTCTTATGTGTAGTATACGATGTCAGCACCAATTCCGTGTTGTACACCCGCAGTAAAGCGCATAACTACACGAACATTTTGTGAACCATCAAGGTCAGCCATATCAATTAGCTTCACCTCGTTGTGGTCAGCCAACAAACCTGTACCGAAGAACAAGTTAGACTTCTGTGCTGCTACCATATCGTTGTCTGGCATACCAGAACATACGAATAATTTAACACCATCAAAAGCAAGGTCTCCACCATTGTACCAAGTAGTACCTGCGTTGTTTACACCATTAGCACCCAAACCTGAAGCACCGAATCCACCTAATGCACGAACATAAGCACGAGCGATAGATTGAGATACATAGATGTACAAGTCTTCTTTTCCGTATACTGCGGTTGGAATAGCATCAACTACTTTACCCAACTCGTCAATAACATTAGCAGCAGTAACAGTAGTACCTGTTACATCTACAACTGTTGCATCAGCAGCTAATAGAGCAGTGAAACCATCAAACTCACCTGCGGTAGCAGTTGCACCTTGCCAAATGTTCTCTTCAGTCTTCTGTGCTACTTTAGCAGCGATGTGACCGATTAAGAAATCAGCGAATGATGGAGGAAGGCTATCAAAAGCCGAGTAACCCATTTGGATTGCTTCCCAATCGTTGTGGAAATCTTTCTTACATAATTCCAAGTTTACTTGGAACTCTTCTGGAGTTAAGACACGCTCTGCAAGAGTAACTGTGCTTTGGTCAGCGAAGTCACACGCAGCGTCCTTTACCAATGCGTTAGTAGAAAGAGTTTTCATTACCTCTTTGTACTTCACATTTGGTTTTACAGTAATACCGCCACCTTCAATAGTGTCGGCTGATAACAATGCGGCAGAGATGTATTTTCCTGCAAACTCTCCTGCATATGTAGTTGTGATTGATGTAGCCATCTTTCTATTTATTTAATTATTGATTGTTGTTATTGTTTAAAATCCGCTTAAATGAGAAATCATACCTTGAGTAGATTTCAAATTTTCTTCTGCTTGTGAAATAGCTTTGTTTAGGTCGGAAATAGCTCCATCGTGACCCAATTCTTTAGCGTACTGCAAACCTTTGTTAAATTGAGAAACTAATGCTTTTTGTTTTTGAACCGCTTTGTCAAACAACTTCTCTGCATCGTGTACCATATCAATGCCACGAATAGCATCCATATTAGCTTCTTTCATTTGACCTTTAAGGTCATCCATAATACCTGCTAACTCAACTTTAACCTCTTCGGATAGTTCAGTAGACTCTTGAGCAACCTCTTGTGCTTTAGCTGATAGTTCAGCCCAAATAGATTCTACTTTCTTCATTATCCGAGTTTGTTAAAGATTCTTGATAGAGTGTCTCCCTTTGCTCCTTTAGAGAATTGGTGCATCTCTACAGGCTTCGTGTCTGGAGAATGCTTGATAGGCTTGGCAGCAGGTTCGTCAGCAGACATCTCTACTTCAGCCATCTCTTCTTCTTTAGGAGACATCATTGCTTTGATTTCTTCAATCATAGCCTTCATCTCTTCTACTGCGGCAGATAACTCTTCTTTAGTAGCGTAAGCCATTTCCTCTTTAGGCTCTTCTTCAGCTTGTTCTACTTCTTCCTCTTGAGCAGGTTCTTCAGCAGGTGCTTCTTCTTCACCTCCATCACGCATCTCTGCAATGACACCTTCTTCTGCTACTACAAGGATACGACCATCTTCAAGTTCGTACTCACCTACAGGTAGAGCAATCTTCTCATCTTCAGTAACGATGAATACCTCTTGGTTGGCTTCAAACGCTTCGGCTTCAATAGTAGTGCCGTTCTCTAACTTCATAGACTCTAACTTAACCTCGTCTTGTAGGTTAAGCAGTTCCATAATCTTTCCTAATGTTTCTTGTGACTTCATATCTTATTTAACTTAATTCATTAAGGTCATTGACTACTCTATATATGGTGTCTGCAACCTCCTCGTAAACACCTCTTTCGCTAATTATTCTTTTAGCTTCAGTATATCCTTTAATGCTTTTTGCATCAATACCAAGTTCTTTAGCAGCCATCTCAACTTTTTCAGTCACTTTGAATAGGTTAGATAGACCACTACTTACACGAACACTTTGCTTTAGTATCGCTTTTGCAGAGCTAACAACCTCATTTGCCTTCTTATTAAAAGCATCTATGCCTTGTTTAGCATCTAATAAAGCATCCGATAAATCATCTGCTGCGCCCAACTCCACCTTCTCGGTAGAGAGCTTTGCGAATACCGCCTTTTCAGTTTTGCCTTGTTTCATTATCTTAATGTCTTATAGATTTGTATTGACAGATTCTTTAGTCTTTCGGCTTCCGAAGCGACAAAACGCACTTCCCTGTCATCAACACCAAAATCGGCTAATGCGGTTTGTATTGATTTTGCCTCTTTTACTATTTTCTCAAAGTCACTTTCTAAATCTACAAATTCCCTACCAATGGTTACCATCTTGCTTCGGCTACCATCAAAGTTTGTAAGGCTTTTGTTTAACTTCTTTCTCAAGTTATCAATGGCATTCAACTGAACCATCTCTGGAGTTTGCTCTTCGGCTAATTTAGCCATCACCTTGTTTAGCGATATTCTTTTCATTATAGGAATTTTTTAGCCTTGTTTAATTGACTCTCTCCGTATTGTAAAGCATCTAACGCCTCTTTGTAGCCTTTAACCTCGTTTGGGTTAATGCCTAACTCTTTAGCAGCACTCTCTACTTCGCTCATAGCTTTAGACATTACTCGCATATCTTCTCTCAAATTCTCTGAATCTACTCTCAATGCACGAAACGCTTGGTCTAATTGGTCAATAGAAATATCAATGTATTTACCAAACATCTCAACTCCTTTTGCGTATTTTAAGTTATCGGCTGCGGCTAACTCAACCTTTTGAGGTTGTGTAGATAGTTGCTGCCAGATTTTTTCTACTCGCTTCATATTATGTTAATTGTTTAAGTGTGTTTCTGTTAGATTTTGTCTAATGACTTCAGTTTGCTCTCTGCCCATCTCTTGGCACTCTTGCCACCCCATAGTAGATAGCTAATATATCCGCAAGACTTTGTGTCACCTTCTTCATAGTATTCCTCTGCTCTACTCAAGTAGCTATACATACGCTTGATAGTCTCAACACTAATAGCCTCACCTTTGGCTAACTGCTGCGCTCTAACCTTACCTACCTGTGTTGCACACTTGTTGTTTACCTTCTCGTTTAAAGCAATACCCCTCTTTGCATTGTTGCGTACCGAAGTGGGGTAATCCTTGTAGGATTCTAATTCAGTACGCTTACCCTTTTTTGTGCGGAGGTCGTTCTTAATGATTGCCTTGATAGCATTGAGTTGCTCCTCTGCTTTGTCCTCCTCTGGGTCTTGTTTAGATGCCTCAACCTTGTCAACGAAGTATCCCTCAATGCTAAAGCCTTTAACCTTACCACTCTTCACATAGTCGTTCCAAATCTCATCGTTGTGAACCTTCATACTAACCATCCAAGTGCCTACAGGTAAATTCATACCATACATCTTGCTCTTGTCTTGCTCACCTTCAATAATCCAACTCTCTACAACACTCAAGCCTGTAATGTCTATTTGGTGTTCTAATGTGGCTTTGTTTTGGTTGCCGTTGATGAAGAACAATTCACTTGCCTTTCTAACCGTGTCTTGCGAGAAGTAGATGTAATACTCATCTTCACCGCTTCTACGATAGATAGGCTTGTTAGGTACAAGAGCTGCACCCAATAGAACACGCTTGTCTTCGTCTATGGTTTTTAATTCTACACGCTCCTCTTCCTTGAGGGCTACGAAGTCCTCCTCTATAGCAGGGGCTTCTACGATACTGATGGCTTGGATACCTGCTTGGAGGCTCTCCTCATCTAATAATAGTTCTACGATTCTCATTATGGGAATGATACTTGGTTAATTCTATTTCTATCTAATTCTTGTTGTGAGGTAACATCACTACCTACTACATATGCTCTCATAGGGTTCGCTTGTAGCGATTCCAATATAGCGTTTTGACCCGATGCACCTACTATATTGAATTGTGGTGAGGTGCTTGGTGCAGTAGGTGTTTGTATGTTCGTGTCTACACTACCACTCGCTTGGAATTGTTGCCTTGCAATAGTAGCTATCTGTGCCGCACCTGTCGCTGCTGCAATACCTGCCTCAACAAACTGCGCTCCTGTAGCTAACTTAACAGGGTTACCTCCTGCCGTAAGTGCCGCAGTAACGGCTTGTGCAGTATTAACTACCGCTTGGCTAATACCAAGTGCCTTATTTATTTGAAAGGCTTTCTTTGCTTGTTCTTCGTTGCCCGATAAGAATGCTTGTGCAAGGTCATTAAGTGCGCCTATGGCATCACCTGTCATTTGTAATTTTGATTGTTGAACTTCTTGCTCTATTTGCTTACGCTTACGACCCTCTTCACCTAATTGTAATGTGCGCTCCGATTCAAGAGTCTTCATCTCACCAACCATATCTTGGTAGGATTGAGTGCCTTCCTTGTATAGTGCTTTTTGCTGCTCTAATGCAGCAAGTCTGCTATCGTACAACTTCTTGTTTAACTCTTCTTCAAGGTCAAGTTGCTTGTACAGGTTGGTCTCTGCTGCAATAGCAGCCTCTGCTTCTATCTCTGCTACCTCTTGCTCTGTCTCTGCTTTACTTATTAATAAATCAATAGCCTCTCTATCAAGAGCGTTTTGATTCATCTTGTACTCCGAACGGAATCCATCTATTTGTGCTTCAATAGCAGCAAGTTCGTTAGTAGCTTGTTTGTACTCTTTTTGGAACTCAATGTTCTCTTCATCAAGGGCAAGTTGTGTTTTCTTTGCAGCAATAATTTGTTTGGCATTAGCCAACATTGTTTCTTCTTGCTTATCAAGGACTTTACCTAATTCCTCATTTGCTCTCTTGCGTTCATCAATAGTTAAAGTTTCGTCATCACGAATTTGTCGTAATTGCTCTGCTTGTCTATCATATTTTTCAATTAAGCCTTGAATAGTAACTTCAGCAAGTTCCGCAGCCTTGTTCATTTCGGTCATTGCTTTACCTTGCTTAATCGTCTCTTTAGCGTATTCTCCAACCGCTAATGCAGCATTGGCTAAAATATCAGCAGAACCATCAATACCTGTAAACACATCAAGCATTTCCTTACCTGCATTTTGAACACTCTCTAACGCCCCCTTGAAATCACCTTCAAAGAACCTCTGCATTGCTTCACCTACAAAACCAAGAGTATCAAGTAATGAGTTAAATCTCTCAATGATATTATCCTTTATGGCGTTACCTAAATCTTCTACTGCGCCAAGTGGGTCTTCAAAAATTGATTTAAAAAAGTCTGTGAATGTACCTGTGTTAGATTCTATCCATTTAACAAAGTCGCTAAAAGCTACCTGTAAAGTGTTGAATGTAGTGTTAAAGAAGTCAACCGTTTTTTGGTTGTTATCAAACAACTCTTTTAATATCTCCATAGCAGACAATAGTAAACCAATACCTGCTGCCTTAATAGCTACACCTAAACCCTTGAAGCCTGTGCCTAGTCCCTTAATACCCTTTTGGCTATCTTTAGCACTATCACCAATGTCTTTAGTAGTATTGGCAATCGTGTTAATGCTATCAGCAGTCTTGTCTGCTTGAGTTTGGGAAGCCTTTAACGCATCAATGAGTTCGTCTAACTTCTGCTCAAGACCAGAAAGGTCTGCACCTATAACTATGTTCTTCTCTATTGCCATTTGCCTAATGCTTCTATGAGAGTACGAGGGTATTGGTACTTGCCTTTGGCAATCCTTACATCCTCATTCTTCTCGTTAGTCTCCTTTAGAGCCTTTATAAGATAACCTAACTTGCTATACATCGTTGAGTAATTCCATTTGTGTCTCTCCTGTAGATAGGTTTAACTTCATTTGGTTGATAATGTAGTTTCTTTCACCTATCGTCAACTTGTCGTTTATCTTCAATGCCAACATTAAGCCAATAGGTAGCTGACCACTATACATAAATGTTCTTCTACTCGTGTCGTACAAGTCTGTAATGTAATCCTTCCAATAGGTATTGTATAAGCCTTGACTAAAGCCTTGCAATAGATAAGGGTCTACCTCTGTACCGAAGTTCAAGGTCTTGGTTACTGTTGCTGAATCGTCACTGTTTACATTGCCCACTTGCCAGAAGTCAGTCTTTGAGTTTTCGTTATCTCCCATATCCACATAACTAAAGGTGGTAGTCCCTCTTATCGCACCTGCTGCATAGAAGATAAGTGGTGAGCCGATATACGGCTCAATCTCCCTCGTGATACTCTTACCTACATTTATCGTAGTTAACGAACCATCGGCTTGGTCGGATAATCTTTCAAAGAGCATATGGTCAAAGCCAACCTCAACCTCAAACTCCTCGCCATCAAATGTGAAGTCGGCTCGTAAATCGCCATAGCCAATGTCATTCTGCAATCTAAACTGCTCACCTAATATCGCTTCTGTTTCGTTGTACTTAAAATTGATTCTACGATAGAGCGATGGTTTACGGATAGTGATTTCTTCTGTATCAATGTATTGCGTAACATCTCTTGTAGTGCCTTCTGCATACCAATCGTCTAAAGGTTCTATATCGTATTTATTGTTAGCTACAGGAACTATAACCAAGTTGAAAGCCCTTACAAGGCTTCCTATGAAATCACTAATCTTCTGCTCTGGCATTTGGGCTGATACAGTTACTATACCTGCGGTAGTCATTGCACTTGTTAATGCAGTTGCGGCTAATAAGGTTACCCCTAAAGCATCCGCATACCAATTAGCAACCATACCAACAGATACCGAATTTCCATCACCCGATGGAGCTAAACGCATATCTACATAATCACCTGCCGAAAGAGTTGGTAAGAAAACAAAAACATTAGTTGCAGAGCCTGTATGTTCTTTAGAGCTAAATAGTTCATCGTTAATAAACACATCTACTCTATAATTAGTAGAGGCAGTTGTAGAAGGACTGTAAGATATTAACGCAGGATTGGCGGTGGCGGTTACAGGAAATCTATGCAGCGTAGAGTCAAATGTAGCATCTCCAGAGACTAATTCTATAAGCTCTGAAGTTGCTCCTATCGGTTGGTCTTTGAACATATACCCTGCTCTCCTATGACACCACATATACAACTTGCCAAAGTCAGCACTATCAAAGAAGTCACTTTGAAACTCTATACCATACTTCGCCTCTATCGCATCTACAATCTTCTGCAACTTAATTGCAGGTTTAAGGTCATAGTAGAATACTCCGTGTTCGTTGTGTCCACTATGATATGATATGTTGTTTGGTGTATGGTCGTTACCACTTGAGTTGTAGTACCAATTAGCAACAGGTGATATAAGAGGATAGATAATAGAACTACTTGTGCCGCTTACAAAACCATTAAGTCCTGTAACAATGTTCGTGTCATTGTAGGTGTGGTCTTGAGCCGATAAGTCAAGGTCGTTAAGTTTATCCTCACCAAAGGTATCCTTCAAAGAAGTTACATTGCTATAGAACCCTACACTATAAGACGAAGGCTCTCCCTTCTTCATCTGCACACTCTCCAATTCTAATACACCTGCTCTAAATAAGTTGTTGTTCACCTCTATGAAAGTATCTACTCTCACATTAGCATTGAACCCACCATAGATGTCTACATTGTAGTAGTGCTTAAATATTGCATTGTTCGTAGGAGATGCAGGAATAGTAAAGCTATTGGTGAAGTCACCAAAGACTTTAGAGATGTCCTTGATGTTTTGTACACTCAAGTTTATCTCTATGCTCTCATCTTGGAATAGGTCAGCTCTTTGACCATTAATGTAAAGGTCTACTCTATACATACCTTGTATCAAATGCTTCTTCTACTTCTATCGTGTAGTTAATGGTCTTGTCATTAACAGACTTTTGTAAGTTGGTTGAGTTGCTTACAACACTTACAGGACTGCCGTTCATCATTACCCTCTCACTCATCATAAGGTCTTTAATCGTCTCCTTATAGTCCTCTACTACAAATCCTGTGTTTAAGGTAGTTCGTGTCTTACCATTAGTATTATACTGCTTATACATCTCATCAGTAGAATCATAGCTGTATCCACTTGTTGAAGATGTACCCAATGACTTTCTATACTGCTCACTCGTAGTATTAAAGCTATCTTGACTTGCCTTAAAGAAGTGTATATGTTCCCAAGCACCATAGCGGTTTATAAACTCAATAGTATTTATAGTGTATTTAGGCTCACATACCTTCTCAACCGTTACAATATCCAAAGACCCTGCGCTACCCTGCAAGTCTAATGTGTAGGTGTCTAATGCAGTTGGCATTGTTCCTACAAACCCTAATGCAGTGAGGTAGGTAGTAAGGTTGGTTGCTCCGATTGGGAAATCAATAATAGAACCCTCTGGTTGTGAAGGGTCGTGGAAAGAGGTGAGGTCAATAGTAAAATCGTCATCAGCACTACTAAATAAAATCTCCTCTACATCCTCTGCACCATACTTACCAATACATATAGGCAACACCTCGTTGCCACTTGTAGTAATGTATACCCTATCTACTTGATTCAAGAACAATGAAGGAATCTCAAAGTTAGCACCCTCTGCAAAGGTGTGGTAGCCATTGCTTACAGGGAATATATCCGAGCTGCCTGTATCATTAACAGTTACTGGTGGGGTTGCCTTATTGATGTAGTTCACATCGTGGTCTATCTGCACCCACCATACACCCTTGTCAATAGATGCTTGAGTAGCAGTGATACTTGTACTACTATAGTCGTTCTCTATGTACTCTGCTACTAAAGGTGCTATATCAAAGGATACATCAGTTCCTGCAAATACATCTCTAAATAAAGTGTATTGTGCTGACGAAGGGCGTGAGCCTCTTGCAGCATTCCATATATACACCTCAAGGGTAATATCAGTAATAGACCCTGCAAGGGCAGAGTAACCTGCGGTGATATATATTGGGCTTCTTGCCCCTACTAATTGGTCGGGTGTTATTACACTCATCGCTTGGTAAATTTCAAAAATTCATCTACATCCATAGAGACTGCTTTGAGTACCTCTTGAGGTAACTTATCAAACTCTAATCTAAATGGTGCTTGGAAGAACTCACTCTTTGGAATCCCTCGTTGCTTAATACTTCTTGATATTAGAAAGGCCGCCCTGTCAAGGTTCGCCTCTGTCTGCTTAACAAAACTCTTGGTCTTTAGGTCTCTTGCCTTTACTCTCTTTTGAGCCATCCAAGTTCTTATAGAACTCTTTGGAGGTTGCTTACCATCAAAACCAAACCTACTTCCATTAGGCACTTTGTACTTCGTACCATCTACCCCCTCATCAATATACTTACCATAGTCCTCCATAGTGAAAGACATAAGTAGGTGTACTCCTGTAGTGAGTGAGTAGTCTAAACTATCCTTTAACTTTCCAGAGCTTACTTGTCTTCGTCTCTTTTTCTTACCATCATTATAGGTAATAGTACGAGTAGCACCAAGATTTAGCTTCGCTGCCTTAATGACTCGCTCTGCAAATTGGCGTAAGACCCTCTCTGTATTTTGTGTTACTACGGACAAGTGGTTATTGTATTAGCTATGTCTATAGACAAGGTTAGATTCCAACCTACCAACAGGTTCTCAAACCTATCCTCAAAAGGCTCACAACTTGGTGTACCATTGAGTTGGTATTTATCCTGCATTAAGTTACCTCTCTTCAGTTGGCTTACTAAATCGTTAGCCGTTAGGAGTTGGGTGTTTAGAATGTCTTGTCTGTTATCTACCCCATAGAAGATTTCTGCTTCATCTCTTGGGTCTTCCTTACTCACATCTGCTACATCCATAAAGAGGATGCTCATAGAGTAGGTTATGCCCACATCATTGAAGGTCACACTATTTATCATAATATGTGACAAGGGGAATATAGTCTGCTTGTTGAGGTCTACCTCAAAGATGTCACCTTCTGTAACGGTGTTCACCTGCTTGTTAGCAATGAGGTGTTCTCTTATCTTGGTTGTTATATCGTAGAAACTCATAATAAGTTAACCACCTCTTTGAGTTAGTGTTTAAGCATCTTTCTTTCTACATCTGCTTTCTCCTTGTCGTATATGAGTTTGGTTAAGCATTGCCTCAAAGGTAGGTTAGTTATAGAATCATATCTTGATGCATCACCACCTGCTAAATGGTCTACGCTTCCATACCATCCCCACTTCCTTGAAAAGTTTGCGGAGGCTGAAAGGTCTGTGGTTTCTCCCCCTGTGAAGAGGTCGGGGTACTCTTCAATAACTTGTTGCTTAAACGATAAAAAAAAAGCGTTGCACCTAATGCAACATCTAAAGGAAAGTCCGAATATCCATCCGTACCATTGTACGGCTCTACCTCATACAAGTCTCCCTTCTCTTTCGTTATGGGTCTATACAAGACCCCAATAGTCTTATGCAACATATCCATATCAGCAAGGTAGGTATCTAAATCTATGTACTCACCAAAACTCATCTCCTCCAGATTAGGAACAAAGCCGTACTCTCTCCCTCTAAAGGTCACTCTTCTTGTGAGTGGGTGTTTAGCACCTATCATTGTAAAGATGCTATTGCCAATATCCATTATGTCATCTGCCTTCATAGCATAGGCTACCTTGAGAGGTATGTTAGCGAATATCTCTAATGCCTTTAGCATTGTGAAGGTTTCATCTCCTTGAACCTTGAGGAACTTTTGGTACTGCTCTATAGTAAGCTCTCTTGCACTCTCTGGTAAGATTACCTTTACCTCTCTACCTAACTGCGTATGTGCCATAACTCTTGTTCTTCTTTCTATTGTAGTTGCATAATGACAGGCTTATGACCGTGTCATCGTGTAGTCCTGTAGGGTGTCCGTATCTAATACTTCGTGTCTTTGGGCTATACTCGTATGTGAAGTAGCTTAACTCGCTATATAAGGGACTGAATAATTCTTTTGATGGTATGTGTACACTCACCTCGTTAAAGTCCAATATAAGTCCCTCTATGATTTCGTTCTTGCTTTTGTTCGTAGTAACAAATGGATGGGTGTTTGCATACTGACTCTTTATCTGCTCAAAGATAGGGTCACCTACACCATTCACCTCAACCATCAAAGAGGCATTGTACTGCCTCACCCTCTTCACTACCTCTGCAATCATTACTGACCATTGGTTCTTATTGTCCCTATAGATGTCTACAACCCTACCTTTAGAATCCATTAGTGTAAGAACTGTGTAGTCCTCCTGCTTACCTATATCCAATCCTGCGAATACCTTACCTTGTGGTTTAGGGTAAGAAGGGAATGTGCATTGGTCTATGTTAGCGAAGACCTCACCACCACCATCTATGAACTCTGCTAAATACTCTTGCTTGAATATAAGTTCTGGAACTGTTCTCTTGGCATCGTCTATCTCCTCCTGTGAGATAAAGGGTGTGTCGTATGAACTGCCCTTGTAGGATTTGTAGTTAGGATAGTCTTCACTCTGCCCATATTGGAATAACTCGTAGAACCAATTCTTACCTTTAGGTGTAGAGATGAAGAGAACCTTCTTACCTCTTACAAGTAGGGTCGGCTTGATAGCCTCACTCCAAGCATCGTCTTTAATGAACGCTGCCTCATCTATGATGGCATAGTCCAAAGTCATACCCCTTATGTTATCATATCTTTCTGCACTCCTAAAGTAGATGGTGCTACCATTCTTGAGTTCCAACTCCGAAGAGGAATAGTTATTAGACTTGACTATTCCAGAGGCTGCAATCGCAGACATCAACTCTTTCTGCACCTTGTTTGCTTGTGAGTATACAGGAGATACCCATAGTATCTTACAGGGGCTATTGTTGAAGCCCCAATACAATGCAAGGTTCATACCCATCATAGACTTACCAAACTGCCTTCCTATGGAAGCTATGTGGTACTTCTCATTACCCCCTACAATAGATTGTAATAGTTCTGCTTGAACCTTATGAGGGTTGAACCCTGTTACTGTCATTCGTCTCTTTCATTGATTGGTGTACCAAACTCAAACTTAATGTTCTTGAATAAGTCT